CTGACCGCGAGGTGCGTGCATGGCGGGTGGGCGATAAGCATATCCCAGCCATCGCCCAAGATATCGCGCACGTCGCCTTGATAGTGCGGGCCGGGTGCTTCGCTTGGCAGCAGGTCGCAGGACAGAGCGTCATGCCCCCGCGCAAAAAACGCGTCCCGCACGGCGCCGGAGTATTCGCAGGCTATTAAGACGCGCATGGCGCGGCCTTGTCTTGCTGCGCCAGTACGGCGCGCAAGATTTCCTCGGCATCCGCGCGGGTTGGCCATGGGACGCCATGGAACGCCCCGCCGGGGGCGTTTACCAGATACCAGAACAAGCCAATTTTCTTGATCACGCTGCGCCCCCCTTCGCTTTGGTGATAACGGCGCGAGCGTCCGTCATGGCGTTGGCCATGCTGTCAGAATCGCGCGCGTCGGCGCAGCTTAGGATGGCTTCCAGCGCCGCCAACATATCAGGCGCGGCCGCGATTAGCGCGGCGTTAGCCCGCGCCATGCGCGCCGCTTCGGCGCTAGTGCCCCCAAGGCATAGCGCGATTGTGTGGCCGTGCGCCGATACTTCGCGCATCTCCCAGCCTGTAGCGGCCCATGGCCCCGGAGTGTGTTGTGTCATGTTCTTCCCTCTCATGTTCGGCAATAGCGCCGTCGCAGGGCGCCGCATGGACGCCTTGCGAGGGCGGGGCGCCGTGGCGCCCGGCCTAGTCATACCCCGGCAGGGGAGGCTTGCGCGCGCGCCATAGCCGCCTTGCGCGCTATGTCGCTCTCCGCGTCTAGGAAAGCCCGGACAGCGGCCGCGTGATCCTCGTCTGAGGCATAGCGGGAGCGGAAAATCTTCTGGCTCTCCCGCAGCGCGATGTCGCGCGCGACAATATCGCCACCCCAACGGACAGACAGGCGATATTCGGCATCAAGCTGCATCGCGTCCAAGTCTGCGATGCGCCGCGCCATGTCGATAGCTTCAGGCGAGGTTGTGTCAATCGGTTCCGGCCCCGGGTGCGCTGCTCCGAAGTAATGCCACAGCTTCCAAGCCGCGCGCCAAGCCTCCCACGCGGTCACATGCGCCTGCCGCTCTGGCGATAGGCGCAGGAAGGCCGCGCGCTGCTTGGCCGTAGCACCAAGCGCAGGCAGCTTAGACCCGCGCGGCTTGACGCGAGGCGGTGCTGGCGGCGCGTGAAGCGCGACAATCCGCGCGACTAGGTGAGGCCGCGCAAGGATGGCTTCTAATAAGGTGTCGTCTGGGTGTGTCATGGCTTCAACCCCTCTGAGGCATCACAAAGCAATAGCCCGCGTTGCCGGGTAGGCCCCCACCCGCAAGGGCCGGGTATCCTTTGTCAGTAGTCCAGCCCAGACGATCCGCCAGCGCTTGCGCTGCTGCTGCGTGGTTCTCGCCAATGTTCAGCGCGTGATCATAATGCACAATGATCCGCCCGGCATCCGCGCGCGCCGATATGCGCGAGCCTTTGTAATTGGTTGGGCCGTGATACTTGGTCACAATAGCTTGCATCATGTCGTGTTTCCCTCTCACTCAAGCCTCGATTGGCTTGGAAGATGGCAGCACTAAGCTGCCATCGCCCAAACCAGCCTTAGACCAAAGACAGCGCGCCGGTCCGATAGATCAGCAGCAAGCGTTTGGCTTCGTATTCGTCGTCGCGGTCAAGCGCGTTGACCATGGCGCGCGCTAACTCTGGCACAGGATAAGGCACATGTTTGCGCCGCGCTGTGCCATCGTTTTTGATATTGGCTTGACGGTATGATTGCGTGCATTGTTCGCCAATCGCGCGCTTTAGTGCGTGGTGCCATGTTTGCATGGTGTGATCCTCCCCGATCAAAAAACTAGAAGCCAAAGCAAAAGCACTACAAAGAAAGCGCAGATTGCAGCGTCGTGCAATAGATTATGTGACATGATCCCTCCGAAAATAGGCAATCCGTTTTGCCGATGCAGAATCTTTTACAGACCTATTATGGCAAGAATAAGGCAACCTAGAATTTATTACATGACATTTTGGTAATATGGGAGTAATGTTGCGTTAACCGAAAGCCGGAAAAATAGGCTTTTTAGGTACGGTTTGAGGTTGCCTAGGCGACAACCCTGCTACGCGGGGCTATGTAGTTGGAGAACAAAGCTTTTTTCAATTTTCCTAGGCTTTCTAGGTATTATTATATTAACCAACTGCCACTTAGATATTAATTAACATATGTAAAGTAGTATAACCTATAGGATAGTTGTACTATCTCACTTGGGGGCGATGGAAAACGCATTGCCTAGATTGCCTATTTGACCTAGCGGTGACCTAGGCCCGCGCAAATAGCCCGCGCAAACGGCCCGCGCAAATAGCCCGCGCGTCACGCAACACAATCCGTTGCGTATCATGTTGGCAGCTAGCTGGCGCGCCGTCGTGCTGGCGCGATGTTTTCCGCATTGCCTAGAATGCCTATCTTGCCTAGGCGCGCGACCAGGCGGAATGTTACGTTATAACGTAACAGATTGTGCTGCAATGCAATGTGACCAAACGCTAATATTAGCCCGCGCTAATATAAACATCTGGACATCTGAATAGCTGTTCAGATGTTCACGCCTGGCCCCGACCATCCAGCCGCGCGCCGAGGGCAGGGGGGCGGGGGGCCGGCGGGGACCCCGTCCCGGTCACGGAGGGTCCGCAAACAATTTTTTATTTTTTGCAAACCCAACCAGCCATGCTATACAAAATCTATGGCAGTTTTTTCGCTCCCCTATGAGCCGCGCAAACTGGAAGCTACCGAGGCGCGTCTCGAAGCCATCTATAACGCCGCGCGTAATGGATTGCGTGGTGAGGCGTTGGCCTTAGCTTCCGGCATGACGCCGACCGAATACCGCGCGCTGTGCGAGTTCGACCCGCTGGCGGCGCTGGCCGCGGAGAAGGGCCGGGCCGACGGCGAGATGGAGATGTCCAAGGTGCTGCATGACGCCGCCCGCGCCGGCGACGCCAAGGCGGCGCTGGATGTGTTGAAGCACGTCCACGGCTGGGTCGCCAAGCAAGCCGTGCAGGTCGAGGTCAACCAGACCATCTCCATCACCTCCGCACTGCAAGAGGCCCAGCGGCGCGTCATCGAGGGTGTGGCGGTGCCGAATGAAGAGTTGCTGTCGTCGGATAGGGTAGAAAATGCAAACCACACGGTATAGCGCCGACGACGAAATGGAACTGATGAGCCGGCTGTGGACGCCGGCCATTAAGGACGACCCGCTGAAGTTCGTGCTGTTCGTGTTCCCGTGGGGCCAGCCTGGCACACCGCTGGAACACTTCGACGGCCCGCGCCGGTGGCAGCGCGAGGTGCTGCAACGCATCGCCGACCATGTGAAACAGAACAATGGCAAGATCGACTTCGACACGCTCAGGATGGCGACGTCATCCGGCCGCGGGATCGGCAAATCGGCCTTAGTCAGTTGGCTGGTCATTTGGATGCTGACCACGCGGATCGGCAGCACAACCATCGTGTCGGCCAACTCCGAGGCGCAGCTTCGGTCGATCACATGGGCGGAAATTACCAAGTGGCTCAGCATGGCGCTCAACAGCCATTGGTTCGAGGTCAGCGCCACGCGGCTGATGCCGGCCAAGTGGCTGACGGAACTGGTGGAGCGCGACCTGAAGATGGGCACCCGGTACTGGGGCGTCGAGGGGCGGCTGTGGTCAGCGGAGAACCCCGACGCCTACGCGGGGGTCCACAACTTCGCCGGGGTCATGCTGGTGTTCGACGAGGCCAGCGGTATCGACGACAGCATCTGGTCGGTCGCGGCGGGCTTCTTCACGGAGAACACGCCGCACCGCTTCTGGCTGGCGTTTAGCAACCCGCGGCGCAACAGCGGCTACTTCTACGAGTGCTTTCACTCCAAGCGCGACTTTTGGGACACCAAGATCGTGGACGCGCGCACGGTCGAGCATACGGACAAACAGGTCTACCAGCAGATCATCGACGAGTACGGCCCCGACAGCACCCAGGCCCACGTCGAGGTGTACGGTCAGTTTCCCAACGCGTCCGACGACCAATTCATCGGGGCCTCCACTGTCGACGACGCCATGCGCCGGCCGCAGCACAAAGACCCGTCGGCGCCCATCATCATCGGCGTGGACCCGGCACGGTTTGGGTCCGACAGCACGGTCATCGCCATTCGGCAGGGGCGCGACATCGTGGCGATCAAGCGCCACAAGGGCGACGACACCATGACGGTGGTGGGGCACGTCATCGACGCCATCGAGACATACAAGCCGGCGCTGGTGGTGATCGACGAGGGGGGCTTGGGCGCCGGCATCGTCGACCGGCTGAAGGAGCAGCGGTACAAGATCAAGGGGGTCAACTTTGGGAACAAGTCGAAGAACCCGATCATGTGGGGCAACAAGCGCGCCGAGATGTGGGGCGAGATGCGGACCTGGCTGAAGGACGCATCCATACCGCTGGACCGCTACCTCAAGAACGACCTGACCGGGCCGATGATGAAGCCCGACAGCAAAGGGACGATTTTCCTAGAGAGCAAAAAGGACATGAAGTCGCGCGGGCTGGCCTCGCCCGACGCGGCCGACGCCATCGCGGTGACGTTTGCGTTCCCGGTGGCCCATCGAGAATATGTTGACCGCGCCCCGCGGCGCGGGTATGCTCCCGGCGCTGCCCTCAACTCATGGATGGGTGCCTGATGGCGAAGAAAAGCGTATCATTGGCCGTGGGGCGGGGCGAGAAGCTGCCGACCAACAAGGGCGCCGGGCTGACCGCCAAGGGCCGGGCCAAGTACAATCGTGAGACAGGCTCCAACCTAAAGCCTCCGGCCCCCAGCCCCAAGACCGAGGCGGACAAGGGGCGTAAAAAATCCTTTTGCGCCCGTATGGCGGGTGTGGTAGCCAAGTCGGAGAACGCCGACAGGGCGAAAGCCAGCATGAGAAGGTGGAAGTGCTAATGGCAAAACCGGGTCTATACGCTAACATCCACGCCAAACGGGAGCGCATCGCAGCCGGGTCTGGCGAGAAGATGCGGAAGCCGGGCGCTAAAGGCGCCCCTACCGCCGCGGCGTTCCGTGCGTCTGCTAAGACGGCCAAGCCAGCCAAGAAGGGCAAGTGACATGCCGTTGGTGAAGTCCACCTCCAAGGACGCCTTTCGCAAGAACGTGAAGGCTGAAATTGCTGCCGGCAAACCGGCAAAACAGGCTGTCGCCATCGCGTACGCAACCAAGCGCGCAGCGGCTAAGAAAGGCAAGTAATGGCCGCCAACGATGTAGAAGCCGCAGGCAAGGTATCGGACAGCGACGACAAGGACCGTTTGTCTGTTATGCGCCGGCGCTACACCATGGCGCTGTCGGCCTACTCGGACAGCCGTGAAGATGAAC